ACCAATCCGGCCGTAGCCGTTGAGTGCAACTTTGTAGGGACGCGGTTGAGGCATGGGGTTCTCGATTACCGTGGTGAATCAGGCAGTGCAATGTTGCCTGAACCACCGCTTTCGCGGGCAAGCCCGCTCCCACAGTGTCCAGTGGTGTTTGCAGAACTCGGGGTCAGGTTGTTTTCGGGGGTGACGGATTGGCATCGAAGGTATGCGGCGGCGCGACCTCCAGAGTGGTGACCGAACCTTGCGCCGACAGCGAATACGTCACTTTGGAAATCAGCATGTCTTCGTCGAAACCGATGACCGGATCCTTGACCCGCACCAGCGTGTTGTGTCGCCACAGATCGCCATTGGACTGGCGCCAGCCCTGCACCTGATAGGTGGTGGCAAGCGCCCGGCCCATGCGGGTGGCGCTTTCCCACTGGGCCCGTTGCTGCGCCAGTTCGAAGGTCAACTGCGTGCCTTCGTTGATCACCGTGGTCCGGCGACGCTTGAACGAAAGGTCGGCAGCCGTCGACTCCACTTCACTGACGGCCGCCCCGCTCTTTTTGTCGGTGCCCTTTTGCTGGCCGATCACCCGGTATTCGGAGAACACCTGGCTGTAATCCATCGGCGCGCTGGCCGATAGGATATTTTTACCCAGCTCCAGCGCATCACTGGCACGGCCACCGCTGCCCGGCTTGGCGAGCACCAGCCGCCCCTGCTCATCATCGGTGGAAAACACCCGGTACAGCGAGAGCAGACGGTCGATCGACTGAAACACTGTCTCACCCGGGACGATGGTGTGTTTGCTCAGGCGTGCAGTCTCGGGAATTTCGTTGACCACAAACTGGGCGTACTCCATGGCCAGGGCCTGGACGATGCTCAACAACGATTGATCCTGCCATTGGCCAGGAATATTTCGCGCCGCACAATCCACCAGATCCTGGGTTTTGGAACTGCCTTCGACGCTCAGACTGATCTGCCGCCCGTCATAGCTGATCGGCGTTTTGAAACGTACCCGGTGAGTACCAGATCCTTGCCGATCCTCACCTCGCAGGCGTCTCCGGCCTTGATTCGCTGATCGACGGTCTGCCCCGGCCATTGCCAGGTAATGTCGAGTTTGAAAGTACGGAACTGGCGCTCCAGATCGGCGCTGATTTCCACGCTTTTCCAGCCGCCGTATTCCAGGTCGCCGACCGTCAGCGTGACGTGGTTGTCCATCTCGTCCATGGCTCACTCCCTGGAGACTTTCACATCGTTGGGTGAGAACACCGGATGAGCGATGCCGTTGCGCTGAGTCACTTCCGTGACCCGGGTCGCATCGGCAAACTGCTTGTAGGCCACGACCAGCGCCGGCAGGCTCTCCTGAAACGATTTGCTGACCAGGCGCACACCGGACGAAGCCACAGCCTTGAGGTGCGCGATCAGCGCTTCCTTCACATCGCTGATGGCTTGATAGTGCGCTGGACCGGCCTTGTTCTGCGCTAGCTGGAGCGCCTCGAGCAACTCCTTTTGCAGCAGTTGCAGATCGTCGGTGACCGGCACTTCCTGACGGGTGACCGGCTGGATCGCCTGCTGGGCCACGGTGGGCGTCGATGCCAGTTTCACCGGCGTCGACGCCACCGGCATCGAGGCAACCCATTGCGCCACTTTCACGATCAGCGTGTCCTGCACCAGATCGGCCATGGCTTGCGCAGCTGCGTTGGTGTCCTTGCCGGTGGTGATTTTCGGCGCATCGGCCTTGCGGATGGCTTCGATCTGGCCGGACACGTCGGCAATCACGCCACGGTAACCTTCCTTCGCGAATTCCTTCAGCGACTTGATGTCGCCCAGCAAGCCCTTGAACTCCGCCGCCACTTCCTTGGGCAACTCCTTGACGGCCTTGACCAGCTCGGTGATCTCCCTGTACTGCTCGATCAGTGGCTTGAGCTGCTCCTTGATGACGTCATAGACCCCGGTCAGGCTGTTGCGCAGATTATTGATGCCGATCCGCGCGGCCTGAATGCGGATCATGACCTCTTCGAAACGCGCGACCGCCGAACCCAGCAGCGTGTCGGCCTTGGCCAGCAGCACTTTCTGTGTGCTGACCGTCGCCGTCGGAAACGGCAACGGCCGGTCCGGGTAGAACTTAAGGGCAAACGTCACCATCCCGCCGTCCTGGCGGGTATGGGTCATGTCACATTCGCCGACCTTGACCTGCAAGCGTCCCAGCCACGGATGCACCAGCTCGCCACTGCCCTGCTCCAGCGCCTGGAGCAGCTTGTCGCGCTGCTCCAGGCAGTCGGCACCGATGACGAATGCCGTCAGATCGTGGGTCCTGGCCTGTTGGCCGAGGTCCTCGAAAAACGGCAGGTCGCGTTGCGGGTATTCGTGCAACTGTCCCTTGCGACCGACCGGGGTTTTCGCCTGGTCGATCCAGAAGCCGACACCGCGAAAGGATGCCGGCAACAAACGGTCACGCCAGTTCATTGGAACCTCCCATGGACAGCGAGCGATAGCCGATGCGCGAACTGAGCGCCAGCCCCGGTTGATTGGTTTGCGGTTGATCGGTGCGCAGCCCCGCCGGCGCGTTTTCGAAGCGCACCGTCAGGCCGCCTTCGAGTTGCGTGCGGCTGTTGGCGGCGCTTTGCTGGATCAGCGCACTGGAAGATTGCGGCAACGTGCTGCTCATCCCTGTTGCGCCACCGCCGAAAAGTGCCGTCGGCTGAGCGCCTTGGCCATCGGCTCCGGACTGACCGGTAATGGTCGCGACCAGCTCCGACAGGTTGCCGCTGAACAGTGCACTGATCGGCTCGACAAAGCTTTTCAGCCTGGCCCAGATCTCGCTGAACCTGCTCACCACCGGCTCCCAGGCTTGCTGGAGCGACTCCAGTGGAGATTGACTGAACAGGTTATCGAACTCGGTCTTCACACCTTTCGAGTCCGTGGACAGGGTTGCCCACAAACCTGAGAAGTAGCCCTTCAGGCCATCCCATCTGGCCATGGCCGAATCCACCGGCGATCCGTCAAACAGGCTCTGAAACTCGACCTTGAAAGGTTCGGCTCCAGCCCGCAGAACGTCCCACAGCGAGGAAAAGACCTGCCCCAGCGGTTGCCACTTTTCCTGGAACATCGCCGTCGGCGACCAGGAGAAGATCGACTTGAACTGCTCCCATTGGCCCGATGCGCTTGCGCTCATGGCGCTGATCGAGTCCGCCAACAGCCCTCGGGTGGACTGCAATGCATTGGCCAGCGTGTCCTTGATCGAAATACTGTCAAAAGCCGCTTCGACCGCTGCCAGCCCCTTCGACGACGCTTGCGCGGCAGAATCCCAGAAGCCGAAAAACAGCTCGCCGGCGGCCTCCAGTCCTGCGGACATCTTGTCGCGCAGCGCGAGGTCGTCCCACGCGGTCTTGACCGCAGCGCATCCCGCCCAGGCGGCCTGTACCGAGTCATCCCAGAACTTGAGTGCGCTGTCGGAGGCCGAGTCATAGATTTGCCTGCTGGCCGCCGAGAACTTCTCCAGTTTTTCACTGGCACCGGCTGCGAGATCCGCGGCCCGGGACAGGGTGCCCGTTCGGATGTCATCCCAGCTTTTGAGGACCGAAGCACCCATTTCATCCAGGGTCTTCGAGGTCGAAGCACGCAGCTCGCGCCAGTTCTGCTTGACCTTGTCGATACCGGAGTTGAAGGACGCTTTGATCGAAGTCCAGAGTCCACCGAAGAACCCGGAAATCGAATCCCAGTGTTTGGTAATCAGGCGTGCACCGATCACGATGACCGCCACCGCTGCGGCAATGCCTGCTGCGATCAGGCCGATTGGTGACGTCAGGATCCCCAACACCGCCACCAGTCCCATCGCACCGACCGTCACTACCGTGAATGCCACCGCTGCGGCGGCCAGCCCTTCGACGAGGTAGGGATTGCTCGCAATGAACTGGCCGATCGAGGTAATCATCGGTGTCAGTGCCGTGACGATGCCATTGACCGCCGGCAGCAGCGCCTGACCGATCTTCAATGAAACCTTGTCCAGCGCCTTGTTGAATTTCTCAAGGTTGGCGGAAGTTTCACCGTGGACAACCTTGGGGACTTTCAGCCCCTTGTTCGCCCGGACTTTTTTCGCCAGCGCATCCTGCGCTTCGATGGCCTTCTTGATGCCGTCCTGAAACGGCTTGAGCAGGCCACCTTCGGCGATGAATCCGGCGACGTCCAGCGGCTCCAGGCCGCTGTCTTCCATGCTTTTCTTGAATGCTGCGACCTTGCCGCGCAGCCCCTTCATCTCGGCCTCCATTTTCTCGGCGCCCTTGAGCACCACGAGCATGTTGACCGTGACGGGGAAGTTCTGCGGGATCAGGCTCAATTGTGTATTAGCCATCACTGCACCTGCTGCATCGCATTGATCC